GTGGCCGTCAACAGGCTGCACAACATGTTGACTTCGATCTGTTCATAGTCGCCCTTGGCAGTTGCGGTCGCGGCGCGCTGGTCACGCACCGTCGGCGCTCGCATGGTCAGCTTTTCCACCTTGACGCCGGCGATTTCTACGGCGCCCTTGAGGGTGACGACCACGCTGTCATCGTTCACTTCCAGCCACGACTGAACCGGTTTTTTTGCGCTTGCTTGAGTCATTGTCTAAGTCCTTACAGGCCGAGGGCCGAACGTTCTGAAGCCAATTGGTCGACACCATCGATCACCATGATCATGGCGAGCGGGTCGATTTCGTACATCACACGCCCGTCGATTTCGAGCTTGTAGTAGGTGATCTTTACGGCATGTTTGATTTCGCCGACGGTGGCAGGCTTCCAGTCGCCCATGTCCACCTCTTTGATGCCGCCGCGCTGGGTGACGATCACCGGTACCACGCGGCCTTTCAGATCCGTGAAGGCGCCACGGAACACCAGACTGGTCGCGGTCTGGTCTGCCAGACCGAAGAATTTCAGCGCCTCGCGGCGCACGCCGTTGGTGGTAAAAGCTGATTCCAGCTTTTCCATCCCCACGGCAAATTCGATCGGGGCAAACATGCCGCCGGCCTGATAGTCCTCGACCTTCAGGGACAGCTTGGGCAGCGTTAGCGTCGGCACGTCGCCGGAAAAACTCACGCCATCGACAAACAGGTTCATGTTCTTCAGAACTTGAGGAATCATCGGTAAGCCCCCTTAGGCTTCAAGCACTTCGGTCAGCCACTCGTTGGTGACCTCGATCAGGAAATTCGGGTTTTCTGCCGGCGGCACGTCGGTGAAACGAATACGCCAATAAACCTTGCCCTGTTCGAGCTGGCTGGCCGTGTTCATTTCCGTGTCCGGATACACTTCAAAATTGATGATCGCGCCGGCGTTTTTCTGGTCGCGCATGAACGCTTGCAGACCTTCGGTCACGTCCTTGACGTAGGTCTTGGTGATCGAGCGGTCAACCGCCCATTTGTGGCCCGCCTGAATCGCATCCATGAGGATGTCGCAGGTACGCACACGGGTGATGAACGACCATTTCGAATCGCTCGACAGCGTGCGGTTGCCCCACGCGCGATAACCGCCGTCACGAATAATCGTGGTGACATTGGCGTTATTGAGCAGGTTGGCCCGGCACGTTTCGTCGCCATCCAGGTACTCGATCGGGCGGGAAGTGCCGGTGATGCCGACAAACTCCTTGTTGGACGGCGAGGCCCAATAACCGTAGGTGGCATCCGTCCACGCAAACAGACCCGCCATCCACGCAGAGCCCGGCGCGTCGACCGTAGCGCTCTTCACGGTGTCCCAGTACTGCACGCCCGGATCAACCAGATACAGGCGCTTGCTGCCGAACTCTTGGGCGTAGGCCAGCACCGCCTCGTCCGTGGTGTTCGGGCCGTCGATGATCGCGATCGCGCGCAGCTTTCCGGCCAGGGCATCCATGGCCGTCGCGACGGCTTGCTTTGCCGAGTGCCCCGGGGCGATCAACAGCTTGGGCTGGGCGTTGTGCTTGCTCTTGCCGTCAAGCAAGGCTTGCAGGCCGGTACGCTGACCCGAGGCCAACACGCCGCCGATAATGGCCGAAGTTTGCAGCGCCTCGTCTTCAAGCTTGGCCACGCCGACAGCCACGATCACCGCCTTGGCGCGCACGTAGATCGCTTGAGCGGCCTTGGTGATTTCCGAGTCAGCACCGAAGGCGGCGATCGCTTCGCGTTCGGACGTGAGCAATACCAGCTCGCCCGCTTTGGCCGTGCCGCCACCGAGTAGGCCCGGGGTAAAGGTGGCGCAAAGACCGATGATCGAGGACGAGGGCAGCGAGATGGTGCGCGCACCGGTCTCGATCAGCGTGGTCGTCACACCGTGAAAAAAAGAACCACTCATAGGGTCAATCTCCAGAAACGAAAAAGCCCCGCATAAGCGAGGCTGTGAGGGTGTTGGTGTTACGCGTAACGGAATAGAAAACGCCCCGTCAGTGCGGGGCGTTTAGGTGGTTTGCTCGACCAGCCAAAGCGGCGCCGGCGGACGATGTTCAGCGAGCGGAAATTCCTCGCCTTGTGGCCAGTTGCGCAACTGCCGGCGATAAACCTGCAGCTCGGTGTATTGCTCAGTCGTCAACGTAGTGTCGTCGCCTGCTTCCTGCTCGTCTCGGTGTCGCGCCACCAGGCCATCCGTCGCGGCAATCTGAGCATCACGCCAGCCGCGCTCGATCACAGCCAGCTCGTCGACGCTTGGCAATTGGGGGGCGACCAACACCGGCAAACCACCATCGTCCCCCCACTCAATGACCAACCCCTGCGACTGACCCGCCATCAGTGCGGCGTGATCCTCCACAGAGATTTCAACGGCATCGTCCGGGATAAAATCGTGAATCAGGACGTCGTAAAAAGTGCGAGTGGATTTCGCAGCAAACATCTTTGGAGCAGTCATAAAACTCCTTAATAACCAATGGCAAACCAGCTATAGGAAATAGCCTGACCGGTCGTGCTGGTGGGGTTGTAAATGCCGAGCTGCGCATTGTTTAGCTTTGAAACAGTCGCGGCATAACAAATGGTGGGGGAAACGCCGTTTGCTTGGGCGTAAGCCGTAATACCCGCATTTGGAAAAAGAACCGGGTAGTTCACCGTAACGCCCGTTCCCGCTGCAACGGCACCGGTCACCCCCCACTGGAGGATCAACCCGCTCGGCAACTTTTGATAACCACTCGCGGCATTGAAAGCGAACAGCGGCGAGTATTTAAGCGCTGAATCGCCATCCTCAAGCACCCAGCCGGTGCCGTCATTCAATCGGCGAAAAACCGACATCGTCGAAGGCGCCAACAAGAACGGGCCAGCCACGCTGGAGAGAGTGACAAGCGACTGCCCCGGCCTTGCCTGAACCGTAAGCCCAACCGTGGTACTGGCAAGCACAGTGACAACCGAGCCTAACGGCACTCCGGCTGCATCTGGCAGGGTCGCGTAGGCCGACGTTCCGCCAATAGCGACCAAACGCCCGACATCCGCCGGCGTGAGGGTCGTGTTCCCCTGATAAGCGACCGAATCGGCATAGCTGCCCAGCGCGCGCTGTACAAATTCAGTTGTAGCCAGCGCCTTGCTGTTATCGAATTTTGGCGCGGTGTAGCCAAGCACCTTGGCATATTGCAATTGCGCCGTGCCCCATGCCCACCACGCCGCCTGACCGGGACTACTCGCTACTGTCAGCGTCGCGCCGGGCTGCAAAGCAATGCTGACGGGATGATCACCGCCGCCCACGTTGTACGAATCCCCTGCGACACATTCCACATTGACGACACCCGCACCAATGTTGTGAAAGTGGATAGCTCCCCCCATCGGCATAACATTAGCCGCCGGCAGAGTGACCGTAAACGTGCCAATGGTCGTGACCACGGTGCCCGCAGCAGCAGTCGTCAGTGACGCCGCCGCCGTCAAACTGGTGAAGCCGCGATAGCTGCCAGCGGCGCGCATAACATACTCAGTTGTCGCCAACGACTTGCTGTTGTCGAACAGCACCGGTGTCGGTGCGGTCGGGTTGCCAGCGAAACTCGGTGATAACAACCGAGCCAGTCCATCCGTGATGTCCTTGAACGTCAGCGCCGTGGCGCCCACGACAATTGGGCCATCGGTCACCAGTTGCCAAATAGTGTCAGCCTGAGTAGCGCCGGACTCAACCGCCACCGTCAGATTCGGCGTCAAATTCGCATTGTTGTCCGCGTCTTTCGCACGCGACCAGGCTCCGGCCGCCACCACGTATGGGCCGTTGTTCTTGGCAAGGGATTGGTTCTTTACCAACACCCGATCGCCCCCGACCAAGGCAACGCCATCAATTGTCTGCAAACCGGACAAATTGATGTTGGCCGTAGTGGCTGCACGCACAGACTGCTTAATGTCGAGCTTGCTCAGCTCTTCCAGAATGCGCGAATCGACGTATTCCCGCGTAGCCAGTACCACTGCCGGGTCAATCTTCAACGTGATGTTGCCGGTACTGGATACGATGAAATTCATCCGCACCACTTGCGTGCGACCCGAACCTTGCGACAGCAATGGCTTAAAGCTCGGCGCGCAGTTGGCCACGGCGACCAGATCACCGTCCGCGTCGTACAGGCCGATTTCGCGGATCCACTTACCGCCTTCATCGGCCGGAATGATCTGCTCGGCGATGATCACCGCCGTGTTGACCGGGTCAATGCGTAGCTGATTCAGTGGCTTGCGCCGCCACTCGTTTAACAGTCGGGTTTGCGTGGCCGACGGGACGGGATTCGGCGGATCCGCCAGCTCGTTCGGGTTGCCATCACCCACGCCCATTTCTGTGATCTTCCAGGCAATACCGAGCGCGTCGGCATTCGCCTGTTTGGCCCTGCCCACATTCGTGAGGATGGCTAAAAACTGCGAATTCGCATCAATCATGAATAGATATCCAGAGTGTCTATAGAGTGTTCGTGGCCGACCATGCCGAAGCTGCCGGTGACCTCAATGTCACGCATGACAGGTGGGTAAACGTCGATCTCGTCGCCGTCGTACAGGGATACGGAAATATCTAGATTGCCTTGAGTTTCCAGACTGATCGCCAGTCCGGTCAGGTGCCGCGTGACAGGCTTGGCGTCGTCAATCAGGCGTTCTAGCTCCTGATAAATTTCCTCGGTAATACCGGTTTCCAGCACGCCGACCTTCATCGCGAAGGTGCCCGGCACACCCTCGGGCACGGTGTTAAACCACTCGATAATCTCGATCAGATAACCCAGCGGCTCGACCACCCGGCGTATCGCGCCGATCGTTCCCTTGTGCTTATGGATGTAGAACGATGCTTTGATGGCGGCGCGCTTGGTCGCCTCGGGCCATCGGTAGTCCCAGCGGTCGACTGACCATGCCCACGCCAGATGGGGTAACAGTTCCAATGGGCAGGTGTCGGGGTCGTAAAGCGTGCGCAACGGGACAATGGTGCGCTCATAGAAAGCCGCCTCAATTGCCCGCTCCAGTGGCGTGCTATTGCTCGGCAGCAGGCTTTTCATGTCGCCCCCGCCATCTTCACGTCGTAACCGGTACACCACGCCGCCTGCGCTTTCGTAGGCGCAAGATCCACCCACCCGGTCAGCTCGACCCGCGAAACGCCGGCAATGTGTAACTGAGCGTCCACAGCCGAGCGCGCCACCTCAACCCCCAGCCGTTTGCGCGGGTTGATCCATGCCGCAAGGCGGCGCGTGGCTTCGGTCAGACTGGCGTCACCCTCAGGGCCTGCGCCGCTCATATGCAGGATGGCGTCAATGCGATAGTCGAGGATCTGCGCGCTTTGCACCTTCACCCGATCGCCGAGCGGCCGGGTGTCCTCATCGTTCAGCGCCTCGGCCACGATCGCCAGCAGCTCGGCACTGGCCTGACCTTTGCCCTCGGTACTCAGCACCGTTACCGTAACGTTGCACGGCGCCGGACTTTCCGCCGTGGCGTCGGCCACCAACCCCGAGGCATTGCGCGTGTGCAGGATGTAACTGTTACGCGGGCCCGCCGTGGTCAGCCCTTCATAGGCCAGTTGAATACGCTCCCGGTAAGGGTCGTCCTCTTCCTTGACTTCCGGCACTGGCGGCACCGCGTCCGGATCCGCGATCTGAATCACCAGGCGCGGCAAATTCACGTTTGCGCCAAGCTGATCGAGGTCACCTTTAATGGCATGGGCCAACAGCAGCGCCTTTGCCCCATCGTTAACCCGGGCACGGTTGCCGAGCTTGATGTAGGCCCCGACCTCCAGCAGTTTGACGACCGGGTCAGACTCCACGTTGGCCGTCCAGTTATCGCCCATATGCCCGCGAAAGGCACTCAGGCATTCGTCATAGGTCAGCTCAAAGTCCAGCGGCTCCAGCACGTCAGGCGCTGGCAGGGCTGACAGATCCAAGATACTCATGCGCTCACCTCAGCCACGAAGTCGTCGCCCAGGTAATCGCCGGCAACAACCAAATCAATTTTCCCGCCCATCACCGAAGTAACCCGCACGCTCTTGAGTTTCACGCGCGGCTCCCATCTGCCAAGCGCCCGCGCCGCCTCGGCCTGCACCGAGCTTTTCCAGCCGGCGTTTACCGGTAAGTCGACGTAGGTGCGTAGCTTGCTGCCGTAGTCCGGCCGCTCCCGGCGACTGCCCAGCGGCGTGCTGAGAATGTCGCCGATCGACTGAATAACGCTGTCAATGCCGGTAATGGGCTGGCCAGTCTGGCGATCCATTCCGATCATCTGCGTTACTCCAAGGCTTCAAATTCAGGATGCGTTTTCAGGAAGCTGACGGCCTGCTCATCCGACGCCGGCACCTCGACCGTGGCCTTGGCCACCGGCAACGTGCGATCCGTTCCGGTGATGCACAGGGTGCGCGACGTGAAGACCGTGTCGCGAAACTTCAACAGCGGTTCATCCGACGCAGTCTTATCGTCAGCGGGTTTTGCAGAAGGCTTGGCCATGGTTTCCCCCGGGCACAAAAAAGCCCGCACTCGGCGGGCTGGATGATTGGATTGGTTAATGCTTGTGGTGATTGTCGCTATTACCGACCGCCATGATGTTGCCGGCGCCGTCGATGTTGCCCGTTACGAGTAACGGCCCGTCGATCGTCACAGAGCCGGTCAACTTGATGGCTCCGCTTTTTACGTTTACAGCTCCATCCGTTACCACCACTTCCGAACCACCGACTTTGATGGTCACCGTCCCGGTCGGCAGCGTGATGGTGTAGGACTTGTCCTGCCAGTCGTAGACCAGCGAACCCCCGTCATCAAAACGCCAGACCTCGACGTGGTCGCGGTTATCAGGTTGCGCGCCGGCGTTGCCGTAAAGCCCCGGGATGAATGTGCCGATGCCAGCTTGCCCGCTGGGGTTGAACAAAACCCCCTGCTCACCAATGCTCGGCGCCCGCCAGTGTCGCGCCTTGCCAGCAGCCAGGCTGTGCCAGCGAACCCAAGCGCTCGTCCACTCGCCGTTCGTTACTCGGCAAACGGGTGGCGAGGCGGCAAGATCCACCGCCACCACCGCACACGGCATTAGCATGGCCGCGATCATGCGGTCATGTTCTCCTGAGGGGTAACTCATGGCGGATCCTCAGGCTTGAAAAACGACGGCTCAAGATCGTCATTAATACCGAGCCACAACGTACCCGGCGGCTCGTCCGGCCAAGGCCATTCAAGCGTTCCGATTTCAAAGGCCTGCGTCCACTGCACCGACCACATAACAAACTGCTCAAGGTCTGCAGTCGGCGCCTCAGGCTGGGCGTGGATGTTCTCCGGCGGGCCAGTGACAAAGTCCAGATCCCACATTTGATAGCGCAGGGTCACAACCAAATGTGACGCCAGAATCGCCGCCTGCAGCGAGGCCTTAGGTCGTGTGGCATCAACCAAAATGCAGGACTGGAAACGACCAATCAACGCCGTCTGACCCGTGCCGCGATCCTCGCCAAGGGTCATATCCGTCAGCCCGTACAGCAAGGCCGGAACATCGACCATCTGCCCCATTTCGGGGAACTGCTCGACGTGCAGAATCTTCGGCATCGCCGCCTTGATGGTGGCGGTGATAGCCTCATGTAATGTCGTCAGTTCGCTCACTGCTCACCCCCAACACAATGTCGACCATACCCGCGCCGTCAGGCTTGAGACGGCTAACCTTGTAGCGGCCACCGCCCTCATCGGCCGGCAGCTCGATCGTAAGAAAGTCGCCCTTTTTGACGCCTTGCACGTCGACGACACGGGCGGTCAACGTCGGCTCTAGCACCGCATCGGCGTTAATGGCCGACCCCAACCGCACCGCGCCGCCCTTGCCGGCGCCAATTTCAGCGCCGACAAAAGGCGAGGCAAAAGCCCCGCTGATCTGACGTCCATCGGCAAGCGTCACCGCATCACCCAAGCGCGCAACCAGCAAGGCATCCATGCGGGCGGACAGCGCTCGAAAGCGACCCGCCCCCATTACTGAATCAACAAGGCTTCAGCGAAACCGCCGGCGGCATCAGTCAGCAACTTGCCGAATGGCACCGCATCCACCGTACCGTCAGCGACCAACCCGCCATTCAACAGACTGACCTTGGCGCCGGTCTTCAGCGCGCCAGTGACTGGCAATACCCAGGAACCGCCGAGGACACCGGTGAAGGGCTGCCCCTTAACCGTATCCTCCAGCGGAACCACCACCAGAGCATTGATCACCACCGGCACGCCGCTGGCAGTCCCGCCTGTAGGCGAAACGAAAGTGCGCTGCAAGCCAGCACCTTGATAATTTTTAGCCATCGTCCAAATCTCCAGAACGCAGAAACAACAAACCCCGCACTTGGCGGGGTTTCGAGGGTTAACGGTGATTACTTGCCGGCAGCGCTGTACAGGCCACGGAAGTCGGACGGCGCCACGCCGGCGTCAATGCGAACCTTGCTCGCCACACCGTCCACGGTGAAACCGTTCTGCTGCTCGACATATGGCGTGTCGATGCCATTGAGATACGCGACCTCAATGGTGTCGCTACCTTGCTTGGCGGCCATGTACCACTGTGTCGCCGAGTTGTCATCCAGACGCGGTTCGCCGATCACTTTGGCAAAACCACGAATCGGGTTAATGATGCCGGAATTGACGTCAGCGCCCGGCACCGACGCCGAGTTGATCAACTGGTTAGCGCGATCTTCCAGCGCAACCGGCGTCAACACGTAGGCCGGACGAATGTTCAGCGTTCGCGCCTTGCCACCTTCAACCTGCGTTTTCTGCGAGGCCATAGCGGTCTTGCCCGCGATCAGGCTCGCAATGGACAGCTCAGACCCCGGGCCGGCCGCGTTGTTCTTGCGCGAGGCATCAAACAGCGACTTGCCATCGCGCATTTTTGGCGGGCTGGTCAGCACCGCGTAAACCAGATCGCCGATGGTTGCGCGCGCCGCCTGACCCATCTTGTAAGGAATATCACTCAACAGCGACAGGTCGTCGTTGATGATCGCCTGACGGGTGATCGAGAACAGTTCGCCGTAGGTGGCCAAGGTAATTGGCTCGCCGCGATCGCTCAGGGTGATGTGCTTGTATTCCGCTCCTGGTCGAACTTCACGCAGGCTCGGGAACTCACCCAGACCAACACGCGACGACGTTTTAAAGTCGCTCAACTGGCCTTTCTTCGTCCAGAGCTGGAATGTCTCCGGCGCTTCTTCCCAGCCGGTCAAAACCGACTTACCAGCGATGTCCAAC